ATTCCGGGATCTGGGCGGCATGATAGTGAACTCAAGCACAACTGAGGCATGCGCAAGCATACAGCCCAAGCCCGCCAAGTTCGTAGATATACACCTCTGGGGTGATTACGTATATCTGGACACCGAGGAACGCCGTCGCTTCGTTGCCAATACGCACGAATATCTTATTGAGCAAATCCAATATACTCCCAAGGTTTCAATACCAGAAAATGTAAATACGCACAATGTTCGCATGGAGTTTAATCATCCTTTACGTGAAATAATCTGGGTCTTACAACGTGAACAAATGGTCACGACACATGAATGGTTCAACTTCGGATCAACATCCTCTTACGAGCAGGGCGGAAGACGCGATTTACTACAAGACGCCACTCTACAGATTGATGGCTATGATCGCTTCGATACGCGCGATGCTGGATACTTCCGACTCGTTCAGCCTTTCCAATATCACACCTTCACTGATGTTCTGAAGTTTATTTACCTCTATAGCTTCGCACTCCGGCCAGAAGATATGCAACCAAGCGGTTCTCTCAATGCCAGCCGCATTGATAACATGAATCTCCTAATCAATCTCCGCCCGGATACTGTTCAACCACTTACGATCACAGTAAATGTTGTCGATGCCAATGGAGATATTATTTACGATAACTCGCAGAACCCACCTGTCCCGCTTACAATTGTCAAACCCAACCCGAACTATATTCCGCAAAGAGGCAAATCGCATATTGTCGTCTATGCAAAGAACCACAATGTGCTACGTATAGTGAATGGCTTCGCAGGACTTCTCTTCAAGATTTAAGTGCGTGACGCGGGACCAGGTTATAGCATTTAACGGAAGTATCAATAGCGATGGCGGGTTTAATGGGAGGATTAGGCGCATTAGGAAGCGTAGGTGGATTAGCAGCAACAACATTGGGAGCGCCTAGCGTGTCGAGCGTTCAAGAGTCTGCAACGACTGGTTTTCTTGAGCGTTTCAATGGTGAAGCCAGCTGGTGGACTCTTTTTTTACTAGCAGGCGGCATTCCATTTCCCCCCTTCTCATACCTTGGATATGGTGCGTTAAATCTTTTGTGCGCCGGTTCAATGATGTATTTTGGCATTAAAGCCGCCCTCCAGGGGGCGCTTATGGTGGCGAAAACGTATATTGAGATATATTTCCCAAAACTCTGGTGGATTGGATATCTTCTAGTCTTAAATCCATGGTATGTGTTCGACATTATTCAAATGTTCAGTCCGGCATTCGAGACGGATGGATTCAAGGTCCCATTGTTACATACACCGATCGGTGAAGGTGGAACTGGTCAAATGACAACCGCGATTTGGATGGCGGCATTCGGTCTCATGTGTGCTGGGAGTTATAATTTATTAGATTTTTTACCAAAACAGATTCAACAAGCATATAAGCCGATTTTCAATACAGTCATGTTGGCAATAGGTGGGTTTACGACACTTGCGGCAGGTAGCGTAGGGGGCATGGTTCTGCTCCCGCAGTTGATATCCTCTATGAAAAGCAATGTATCTCAGGCGTCGACCGCTCTTTCTACGCCGGATCCGGCAAAACCCGTGCAAAAAGGTGGTGGTATGCCGTCGTTAGAGAATGTTGCGAACAAAATTATGAATGGTAAAATCAAGCCAATCCAGGATGGAGGTGGCTCCGACAAACCAGATAGTCTGGCCAAATTCTTTCTAGGAACACTTGCGCTTGTAACACTCAGCGGAATAAGCATCGCGCTAGTTCGTAACAAAGCAGTTTCTACCGGCTGAATATAAATGAAGTATCTTATGACGCAGGAAGAGTTTGAACAGCTTTTAGGAGTTCAACCTGCTCCCGAAGGCACGGTGATTCCGGCGTTTACTGTAATCTACTTTACGGCCGGCTGGTGCTCTGCATGTAAGCGCCTAGATATGCCCGCACTTGAGGCGGCTCTACCCGAGGTCAACTGGCTCAAATGTGACGTGGACCAGAATAACTACACGGCGGGATACTGTGGCATCCGCTCTATTCCCACGTTTCTCGTTGTGAAGGATAAGAAAGTCGTAGGCACGCTTCAGAGTTCAAGCAATGATGCTGTAGAGAAATGGGTTCGGTCCTTATAACAGATATGAAGTTCAAGCTACTACAGCAGATAGCCGCCGTCATTGGTTCTATAGCAGTTGTATGGTATGTGAGCAAGAACTACGATAATCTGAAGGCTCTCGCAGCAAAATAACCGGCACATCTTTTAAGAAGATGGATGATACATCCGTATCGGAGCCTTATGATTGTATCATAATAGGCTCAGGTATAGCAGGGCTTTATACAGCAGTCGAACTATTACGCGCCGTTCCAAAGATTCGCGTTGCAGTTTGCGAGAAACACAAAGAGGTTGGCGGGCGAGTCTACACCTTTCACCAAGAAATAGATGGTGTCAAAATGCAGTGGGAAGGCGGGGCGGGACGGATTTCGGAGCATCACACGATTATTCTAGATCTTCTACGGCGCTACAAACTCACTTTCAGCCCTATCGGTGGAACGATACAATACAAAGATACATATACTTCCGCGCTCGAACCGGATGCATTTGAACCTGGACTACCCGTATTTATTGACCCACTTTTCAGTCTTCCAGCAGATGTTCTAAGCTCAAACACGATTCGGCATCTTCTTACCAAGATTCATGGCCCGAAACGGACAGAAGATTATCTGATCCGATTCCCTTATCGCGCCGAGGTCGATGTTATGCGCGCAGATATGGCACTCGAACTCTTTTCTCGCGAGTTCAGAGGAACGGAAAAATACGGGATTTGCGTGGAGGGATTGTCGGCCATGATTGAGGCCCTACGCGCTGATGCTGAAAAACGGGGGGCGAAGTTTTTCCTCAATAGGGAACTGGTGAGTGTATCTCAAAAGGGGCTAGTAGAGCTGAAATTCAAAGATGCGACGATGCGTGCGAAACACTGTGTTCTCGCTCTTCCATCTGAGGCCCTGCGGCATGTGACCCCCTTTGGCAAATGGCCACATCTGAAACGGGTCACAATGACCCCTCTACTCCGTTTCTATGGGAGTTTTCCAGCGGGGCCAGATGGGAAAATATGGTATGAGAAATATGGTGGGCGTATCGTGACTTCTACGCCCGTTCGCTATATTATTCCAGGTAATGCGGCGATTGGTTCGGCGCATATGTCATATACTGATACACAGGATGCGCGTTACTGGATAGATAAACTCAAGTCCGAGGGGGAGAAGAAGGTGGCAGAGCAAATGCTACTAGAGTTGCGAAAACTGCTCAGCCCTGAGATTCCGCCACCGACATTTGTCAAGGCCCATGCGTGGGACGATGGTGTCACATACTGGCTTCCTGGAAAGTATGATCCCGCCGCAATCTCAAAAGCGGCTTTTACGCCCTTTCCAACGATGCCGGCCGTCCACGTCTGTGGCGAATCGTTTTCCATGCGCCAAGGATGGATGGAAGGCGCGGTAGAGCATGCGGCCAGCTTGATACCGAAGCTGGTTAAAAAGGTGAGAAAGACCGTTGGTATGCGAGTGACCTAAAAAACTTCTATCAAAGAAGATATGGACTCCTATTTATTGATAGTAGTCTTACACGTGGTGGTTATAGTCCCCTTTTTATTATGGGTGGGATTCGGTCGCGCCGCTACACCCGAGTGGGTCTATCCTGTTCTTTTCGGTCTCGGACTTCTTGTGCTAATCTATCATGCCTATAGGGGTGTGGGCAGCTACTTTGCAAAATCTCCGGCACTCTGGGTGCACGTCATTCACGTCCTCTTTGTCGCGCCGCTTCTTCTATGGGTAGGATACTACGCAAAAAAGACGGAGCGACCGGCGTATGATATGCTCCTACTTATCTCCTTTGCGGCGTTTGGGTTCCATCTGTATAAGCTTGTCGTGGTCTCGCAGACATTTGTGAAATCGCATGAGGTTTAAAGTCATGTGCCAAAGACGACAGTTGTGTTGTTAGTTGTAGAGGGGATCCAGGGCCGCTCTATGCTTCGCAATAATGGCTTCACGGAACTTCGCGGTGGCATGTTTGAGATCCTTGCGCCGAACTTCCTCGGTCGTGGTGGCCTTATACTCGTAGCTCTCAAACGACTTGAGACGCGCCAGCCAATACTCATACTCAAACGCAATGTTATCTACTGGGATTTTAATATTATTGAGACGGAAGAAGGGCATTTCAATCTCGCAGCGCGTGTTGTTCGAAGACATTCGGTGACGAAAAATATGCACAAACTCATTTTCAATTTTTTACAATGCATTCAGCTGCGTCTGTTTGGCCTCTGGAAGCTGAATACAAGTGGTGGCAATATGATATAAGAATGCCGTATGACTATTTGTTTCCTTATTACATGTGGGGCATACAAGGCCCGTTGTGCTGAAGCGCGTTATCTCTTCAGCACAATGTTTTCGCATGAAATGGATGATCCGATTTGCCTTTGTAAGTGTTTTATAAGGGCAGCATGGACATTTGAGATTGGCAGCATCCTCTTTTGAGTGGCGTGCCGCAATATGAAGAGCTAACGTATTGGCATGTAGAAACTCCTTCTTACAAGTCACGCACTCGAAGGGGAGATGGCCCTCGTGATTCTTCATATGATAGTGCATAGTATTCTGGTTCTTTTTGACTGCCTGGCAAATACCACACACAAATAGACCATCTGCGTTCTTTTGATAGGTGTATGGCATTTGTGTTGGCTGGATAGTGTGGCGCTCGCATCAATTTTTCGCCGTTGATCATGTGAAAATGAACTGCTAACGTCGCGCACTACTACAGTCGTGTTGTTAGCTCAAGATAAGCACCCCTAGAGGGGATGCTTATCTTCTACACAACACTTTACCATCTCCTCGCACAATGTGAGCTATGCCCCCCCTCGCAATACTCTTCCTGTTTGAAGCCAGACTCGGCCTTACAACAAAAAGGGTCATGACGGTCTTTCGCATCTGATGAACGCTGACCCGTCGTCGGATCCGTATACTGGCCACAGTATTTCTTGCCACACGTCCAACACCATGTTTTACCACATCCGGCACCAACGTGGAATTTACCCGTGTGCTCTAGGCCGCAGGAAAAGACATAATCACAGGCGGCATCTTTGAGAGCCCAGCGATTACACCAGGGACATTGCTTCGCATCTTTTGGGCCGGGTTCTGACATCTTAGTTTGTAGGCGTAAAGAATTCCTTATACCAATCCGCAGGATGGTTGTTATAGCTACACTCGCGATCGGACAAGATTTTCGAAAAAGTTTGCGGCTGGCTCTAGATTCTAAAAAGACATATGCAATGAAGCACGGATATAAGTATTTTCTCGGAGGCGAAGAACAATGGGATCGTGCCAGACCTATTCCGTGGTCCAAGGTCGGCTTTGTCCTTGAGCTCTTGAGCAAGTTGCCAGAAGGAGAACTCGTATTTCTTTCAGACGCGGATGTAATGATTACGAACTATGAACTCCGTCTTGAGGACCAGGTGCTACCTCTCTTACCTCCGCACAAGGATCTCCTCATGGCAATAGACGCATGTGGTCATTTGAACTCGGGGAATATGTTGATGCGTAACGGGCCCTGGCTGAGGGATTGGTGGCGGCGAGTAGGAGAGCAGAAGGATCTCAACTATCATATTTGGTGGGAGAACGCTGCTATGATTCGGCTTCTGGAAACTGTGCCTGCCGATTTGGCCCGGACTGAAACTACGGCGGAGCACTGGCGATTCAATGCATATTTGAGGGGTCTACCTGGACAGCCGTTGTGGGAGCCTGGGTGCTTTCTCGTGCATTTTGCGGGGGTGTATAGTTTAAAGAAAATGGAAGAGCTCCAGGAAGAAATTATTGCAGGTGGATGCCCGAGAATTTCTTTCTAAGGTATAGATGACTAAATATAGCAGGCGCAAGCAAGGGGCTACTAAGTATAGCAGGCGCAAGCAGCGGGGTGGTGCATCATATGTGAGAGAGAGAATTGTTAAAAGTTATCCTGTAGAGTATACTGACGAAATAGACTTCCATGCATATTACGTTTGCCCGGATGGGTCTACTCGGGGGGCTGGAAGGTCGTGTGTGGTCAATTGCAAGGAAGGTTATACGAGGAATGGTGATAATTGCGTGAGGCCTTGCCCAGATGGATACGACGATATTGGTACAGAATGCGTTCAGAAATGCAATCCCGGATACACTGCTCTAGCTGATGGTATAACCTGTGAGGAATCTGCACTTAAGACAGCATCAGATACGGCAAAAACTGCGGTGAATGCTGCCATACAGACATATAAGTCATCACCAACAAAAACAACTGCAGAAGGACAAATTTTGTTAAATGCGGCACTTACGTTTCAGACGGCCGCGACTGCGTGGTCTGCAGCTGCTGGGCCAGATGAACGGACTCAGGCAACTGTGGATAAAATATTTTCAGATAATCTAGTGAACGGCGCCAGGAAGGCGGCTAGCGAGCCATACGTGAAAAGGAACGTGCCACAGACCATAGAGAACGTAAGTGTTAGACATAAGCCTACAGGTAGTTGTCTGTCGACTGAGCGAAGAGTCGGCATTAACTGTATTACACCGAAATGTAACAGCATACTTTGGTCATACAACGCATTGACTCAAAAATGTGAGAAGAAATGCGACTTTGGTACTAGAGTGGTAATCAATAATCAACCTAGATGTATTGAGCAAAGCTGCCCTAGGGATTATATTCCTCTAGCAGATGGCATAAGTTGTAAGTACACGATCCAGTTTGGTGGACGAAAAAAGACGCTTCGTAAAAAACGTAATACCGGCAAGAAATCATTAAAGGCAAAGCGCAGAATGTAAAAATACTATAGAATGTTGGCAACTGCTACAAATAAGAACATCCGAGGGGTATTCTTATTTTTAGCGCAACATAGTATAGATGACTAAATATAACAGACGCCAGCAAGATGGCGGTAACCCTCCTCCAAGAGACATACATCTTAAAGACACTAGAGATCCAATAGTTGGTTCAATATTACCAAAAGAATCGTGTCCTGTTGGTTTTACTACGATGGAAGATAAATGTTATATATGCATATCACCAGGCGTCTTTAATCCAACTATTAAAAAATGCGTCATGCCTTGTCCGAATCTGTATAGGGATGATGGTACGAAATGCTATGCACCGTGCCCTAGTGGATTCGCCGATAATCTTACTGATACTTGTGAGCCCGGTTTTAGCAAACAAATGCGTCCTAAACAATATAGTATTCCAGCGGGCAAGGTAGCCCTGCAACCAGGACAATCATCATGTGGCACTGGTCTAACTAAGCTGGGCAAAGACTGTTATCAGTGTAAAAATTCAAGTGACATCTTCGACCCGACTACTAAACAATGCGTAAGTGTGTGTCTACCTGGGGAAAAGGACATTGGTAACGCATGCATTAACAGCAGCTTCTCCTGCACTAGTCAAATGGTTTCTGGATACGTTAACAAGGAATTTATGTGTTCATGCCCTGCTGGATTCGAACAAAAATCCAAAGGAAGCAAAATTAGCTGTGTGGCGATTCAGACGTCAAGTGTGTCGCCGGCGTCCCCGATAGCTTCGCCCCCATCCCTGGTAGCTTCGCCCACATCCAATATAGCTTCGCCCACATCCAAGATGGCTCCGCCCCCGATAGGGCAATATACGACACCTGCAGCAACAAAGACGACACCTGAAGCGACGAAGATGACCCCAGCGGGTGAAGTGAACCTCGAGATAAATACGCATATAGCACCTCTAAACAGCTTTTTTGTTATTGAACCTTCCGACTATGATGGTAATGCTTCTACAACATTCTTAAATAATGGAACACAAATGTCACTTTCTGCTGCTTCAGACAAATGTATTTCAGAGGGATCAAGATGCTATGGTTTTGTATTTGAAACAAGCCCCACAGAAACAAGAAGTATATCGCAACTATACAAAGACCCTACAAGTGTACAAGGGACAGCGACTTTTAAAGGATATAATGCTGTTAAAGGGAGGGCGGTTACTGGTCCTTTACCCGCAAGTGGGTCTATTACGAAGCGATTTTTTGAAAAAGCTGTTACCACTATTCGGTTGGATAGCTCCCAAACTGAGAGTGGTAAAGGAACGGAAAAAAAATATACATGGCCTACGCCCGCTTTGGCTGGCTCAGTTCCGGCTTCAGGCGGTGGGCGAAAAAGGACTTTGCGTAAAAAACATAAGAGCGGCAATAAGGCGTCAAAGGCGAAGCGCAGAAAGTAAAAATATTTCTAACGGTGAAGTATAATGAACAACACACGTAAGAATATGATGGGTGGCGCAAAGATGCCCGCGGTTGGCTCAAAGGCACAGGTTTTTCACGGCAAGGCCAAGCACACGAGTGGTGGCTTGACGCGCAAGGATCTCATGCAGACGAAGAAGGGGCGTATTGTTTCCCGTAAGAAGCATGCGGCTGGCAAGAAGGCGCTCAAGCGGTTACACAAGGCGGGCTTCAAGGCGAAGAAGGGGACATTCAAGCTCTTTGGAAAGTAAAGAGCCTACGACGAGACCTCAAGCTCTTTGGAAAATAAAGAGCCTACGACGAGACCTCAAGCTCTTTGGAATATGATTTATAATAAATGCAGTTTGCACTTATTATATTTCTAAATATTAAATATACATGGAGCCTGCCGTTGCAAAGGAGGTCGTTGCAAATAATAAAGTTATTAAGAACGCGTCTGCTGCGAATAATGCAGCTGTAAAGAAAGCCGTTGCGGCCAATAATACAGTTGTAAAGAATGCAGTTGCGGCGAATAACGCGGTTATAAAGAACGCGGTTGCGGCAAATAAATCAATCGCTGCAAAGAATGGGGTGTCCAACAACTCCACTATGAAGAAGATAGTTACGGCAAACAACTCCGCAATAAAGAAAGCAGTTTCTGCGAATAACGCAGTCGTTTCAAAGAATGCACCTGCTGCCAATAACGCCGCTATAAAGAAAGTAGTTGCGACGAATAACGCGGTTATAAAGAACGCAGTCGCGGCTAACAACGCAGCTGTAAAGAAGAACTCTTCAAATACAAAGAAGAATAAGGGGAACAACTCTTCAAATAAAAAGAATAACGCCGCGAACAACTCCGCGAATAACTCTGCAAATAACACTACGGTATCCGAAAATGCCACGGGTGGAGGCAAACGTCGCAAATCAACAAGACGTTATCGCTTATATGGTGGTGATGCTCATCAACTAGGCACTCGCATACTAAATATGCAAGCACGCAGCCGAGCAAATAATGATGCCGTTGACAGCGCGGGTTTCCTTTTAGGGCTAGCTGCAAATGGTGTTATAGCTGGTATAGGTGCTGCTGATAAGGCTCGAAAGGCGCTACAAGCCAGAGGCGGTATTACCGGCATAGCGAAATCTGCAGGATCGGCAGTTACGAAGAGAGCATCCGCTGCTGCATCTGCAGTCAAAGCGAAAGCCTCCGCTTTGACAGGGAAACTAGCAGGCTGGGGGAAAAGTATGTTTTCATCTACGAAAAAAGGGCCTTTAACTCAAGTAGTTGGAACCGCTGCAGGTGCTGCAGCGGCTGCACAAGCGGCTGCGCCACAAACGGCGAAAGGGCAGGCATTAGCTACTAAGGCAGTGAATGCCGCAGCACAAGCTGCTGAGGCAAGCAAAGTTGTTGTGGAGGCACAAAAAGCAGCCCAAAATGCTAGTGTGGCAGCTGTTAAGGCAGCAAGTCAAGTTGTTAAAGTAGAAACTGCTGCTAACCCTGGGGCCGCGCTTCCAGTTAGCTATTCCAATCCTGATCATTATTCAACCTGGGATGCTAAGGAGGAGGCGCGTCAGATGGAATGGATGCAGTATGGAACTATAGATTACGAAGAAGTTATACCAGGTGAAACTACTAGTCAAAAATCTGATCGAATGAATATGTTTCTTCCACTCCCTAAGGGTGTTAGCTTAAAGGACATATTAGACGGAAAGGTTCGTTATCCTATACTTGCACCCAAAGTTGCACCCAAAGTTGGTTATCCTACAGCTACAGTCAAAGGTGGGCGCCGCATGAAGACAAAACGCAGAGGTAGCCGAAGCTATAAAAAGAAGGCGACAAGGAGACGCTAAATACATGAAACTAAACAAAATTCAAGTGGATCCAAAGGATGCGCTTGAATTATGCAGAATACGTAAAATCTAAATATAAAATATATAACAAATGTCTGGATTGGGAGCAGCATTATATACAGCTAAACTCGCCGGCGACTTCGGCAGAGACGTAGTCGGTCCATTAGCGGTTTTAGGACTTAGAGGTGCTCTTGCTGCAGGTAAGTTAGCCGCGAAAGGAGTAAAAGCAGGTTATGCAAAGACTCAGAAAGCTTTAAATGCTCGTGGGGGACTTTCAGGCATTTCGGCGGGGTTAAAAAGTTCGGTGAAGGGTATGTTTAGTAAAACATCGAAGGGTGTTGGTGAACTAACAGGAACCGGACAAGCAGCAGCGGATGCTGCTGTAGCCGCGGCCTCCACACCGGCACAACAGGCCCTAGCTACTAAAGCAGTGAATGCCGCAGCACAGGCCGCAAACGCTGGTAAAATAGCACAAGAGGCACAAGTAAAGGCAATTACTCTCACACAGAACGCCGTCGCAGCGGCGGCAAAGGTCACTGCAGCACCTGCGGCGGGTGGCGGCAGACGCAGACGTTCTACACGCAGAGCTGGAAAAAAGGGACGCTACAGTCGGAATCGCCGCCGATAATCGGCCACCGAATCTTTAAAGGATGGCTTATTCCATAAAATCCAGCGCGATAATGCACCAGGTGTATCGGGCTGCTCCCA